GAAAAGAAACATTCGTCACGAAAGATATGAATATTATTCAGGAAAGGCAGATCCAGATGTTTATGTGACTGACCCATTTCCTAAAAAAATTAGAGATAAAGATACAATGCAAAAATATCTTGATGCTGATGAAAAACTTTCATCAGTTTGTTTAAAAATAGACTATTATGACACTATGTTAGTATATTTGGAAAGTATATTAAAAATGATTCAAAATAGAACTTACCAAATTAAAAATTCTATCGAATTTATGCGGTTTAATGCTGGACTTGGGTAAATAAATACTCATAGCATTATTATTGCTATGAGTGACGTAATTATCGAAAAGAAAAATGAAGTATATATTAAACTTCATTGTGAATCCCACATTTTATATGAACTACAACCATACTTTACATTTGAGGTCGAATCTGCAAAATTCATGTCCCACTATAGAAGCAAACATTGGGATGGAAAGATTCGACTTCTGAGTACTCATACTGGGGAAATTTATGCTGGGTTGATAGATAAAGTCATCGACAAATTAAAATTGCATAACTATACTTATGAGTTTAAAGAAAATAAATTTTACGGATTACCTTTTGAAATAAATGAAGAAATTTCGCATGAAGGTGTGAAAGATTATATGTCATTCATTTGTACTCATTCTCCAAGAGATTATCAAATAGAGGGAGTATATGATGCTCTAAGGCATAATAGAAAATTATTGATATCACCCACAGCCTCAGGTAAATCCTTAATGATTTATTCTCTTGTAAGGTATTATGTAGATAAAGGACAAAAAATTCTCTTAGTTGTTCCCACGACATCTCTTGTAGAGCAGATGTACAAAGATTTCCAAGACTATGGTTGGGATGCGGATTCATATTGCCACCGTATATATTCTGGTAGGGAGAAAACTAATGAACATTCTGTTACAATAACAACATGGCAATCTGTCTATAAGTTAGAACGTTCATTCTTTGAAAACTATGGAGTAGTTATAGGAGATGAAGCTCATTTATTTAAGAGTAAATCTTTGATTGATATTATGTCTAAACTTCATCATGCAAAATATCGTTTTGGATTTACTGGTACTTTGGATGGAACACAAACTCACAAATGGGTTCTTGAAGGATTATTTGGTCCATCATATAAAGTAACTAAAACTGATGAATTGATGCGCCAAGGTCATCTTTCTCAGTTAGATATTCAATGTATTGTTCTTAAACACTCTCCTCAGAAGTTTGATACCTATGAAGATGAGATTCAATATCTTATTTCACATGAACAAAGAAATAAGTTTATTACAAATCTTTCGTTAGATTTAAAGGGTAATACACTTGTTCTTTTCTCTAGAGTAGAAGCACATGGAGCAATACTTTATGAAAAGATAAATAATAGTAAGAGAAGTGATCATAAAGCATTTTTTATTCATGGTGGTGTTGATACCGAAGAAAGAGAATTAGTTAGAGAAATTACTGAAAGAGAAAATAATGCAATAATTGTTGCTTCTTATGGTACTTTTTCTACTGGTATTAATATTAAAAATTTACACAATGTTATCTTTGCTTCTCCTAGTAAATCAAGAATTCGTAATCTTCAGTCAATTGGAAGAGTTTTGAGAAAAGGGAAAAATAAAACAAAAGCAGTTCTATATGATATTTCTGACGATTGCACTTATAATTCAAAAAAAAATTACACTCTAAACCATCTCATTGAAAGGATAAAGATCTACAATGAAGAGAACTTTAATTATGAAATAATTACCGTACAAATTAAGAAAAATGGCAATTGAAGAAGATTTTTATTGTACAGTCAAACTAAAAACAGGAGAAGAAATATTTGCTAAAGTAGCAGCTTCTGAAGAAGAAGATAGAACACTGTTAATTATTTCTAATCCTATAATTGTTAATGAAATTAAAGGTAAGTCTGGAATAGTAGGATATAAATTAGAACCATGGTTAAAAACAACAAAGGAAGATATGTTTATTATTGATTTAAAAGATGTTTTAACTCTTTCCGAATCTTCCGATGTTGAAATGATTATGATGTATCAAAGTTATATTAGACAATCTTTAAAAAGTTCTACAAAAGAGTCTAAGATTAATCGTAGAATGGGATATCTATCTAATGTAAATGATGCTAAAGAAATCTTAGAAAAGCTTTATAGAAATAGCTAATATTACTCATCAAACCCAACAAAGGTATTCTAACTAGTTTTAATAGCCTTGTCAAGCAATCATATAAGTGCTATAATCTATACATAATAATGATAAAACTTTATGATCACTACCGCAGTTATGACCAAAAGAAAAAGGTCTGAGCATTATGTAAATAATAAAGATTTTCTTTCTGCTCTTATTAAATATAGAGAAGATGTAGAAATAAGTTTTATTAAGAAATATGGAAGAGAACCAACTAAAAATGAGTGTGGAAAAAGTTGGGATACAAAACCACCAATTCCACGTTATATTGGGGAATGTTTTTTAAAAATCGCAAATCATCTTTCCTTCAAACCTAATTTTGTAAATTATATGTTTAAAGAAGATATGATTTCTGATGGTATAGAAAATTCAGTTCAATATATTCATAATTTTAATCCAGATAAATCTCAAAATCCTTTTGCTTATTTTACTCAAATTATTCATTATGCATTTTTAAGACGTATTCAAAAAGAGAAGCGTCAATTAGAAATTAAAAATAAAATTCTTGAACGTTCTGGGTTCTCTGAGGTTTTTGACGATAATTTGATTGACGGATCCAATTATAGTGATTACAATACTATCAAAGACGTAGTACATAGTAAATTGAGGTATTAATGCGTATTGCTTTAATCACAGATACTCACTGGTCTGCTCGTAAATCTTCAAGATTGTTTCACGATTATTTTGAACTTTTTTATAAGAATGTGTTTTTTCCTACTTTGGAAAAAGAAGGAATTGATACAGTTATTCATATGGGAGATGCTTTTGATAATCGTAAAAGTATTGATTTTTGGGGATTAGAATGGACCAAAAAAGTTGTTTTGGAACCACTTTCAAAGTATAATGTCCATTTAATCACTGGAAACCATGACGTATATTTCCGCAATACTAATCAAATAAATTCCCCTCAACTTCTTCTTAAGGATTATCCAAACATAAAAACATATTCAACTCCAACTGAAATTAAAATAGACAATCTTGACATTTTACTTCTTCCTTGGATTTGTTCTGATAATGAGCAACAATCTTTGAGAATGATTCAAAAAACCAAATCAAAAATTGCTATGGGTCATTTGGAACTCCAAGGGTTTCGCGTAAATCGATCTTTAGTTATGGAACATGGATTAGAACCGGATATTTTTAATAACTTTAAAAAAGTATTTTCTGGACATTATCACACTCGTTCTGATAATCAAACCGTATTTTACATTGGAAATCCTTATGAAATTTATTGGAATGATGTAGAGGACACTCGTGGATTTGCCATTTTTGATACTGAAACTCTAGAGCACACTTTAATTAATAATCCATATAGATTATTTTATAACATTTATTATGAAGATACTGACCATAAGACTTTTGATGTAAGTGATTATGAGGATAAAATTGTAAAGGTAATCGTTCGCAAAAAAACTGACGCCAAAAATTTTGAAAGATTTATTGATAAACTTTATTCTTCTAATATTTCTGAACTTAAGATTGTTGAGAATTTTTATATTCAGGAATCTAATAATTTTGAAACTTTTGAATCCGAAGATACACTTTCAATTTTGAATAGATATATTGAGGAGGCAGAACTAAATCTTGATAAATTTGTGGTCCGAAAAATACTCCAAGAAGTTTATCAAGAAGCATGTGAAATGGTTTAATGTTTATTCTAACAATTAATGGCAGAGAGTCTGAAGGTGCATATTCTGTACTAAATGATAAAGGAGAGCACATTTTATATCTTTTTGAGGAAGAAGATGATGCTACAAGATATGCTATGATGTTAGAAGAAGATGGATATCCAGAAATGCACGTAATTGAAATAGAGGATGAAGTAATAATAAAAACTTGCGAAATATATGAATATCAATATACAGTTATTACGTCTAATGATATTGTAATTCCACCAAATAATTCTGATTATGATTTTATTTAAAACTATAAAATGGCGTAATTTTCTTTCTACGGGGCAGCATGAAACAGAACTTGAATTTACAAAAAATTCAACAAACTTGATTATTGGTACGAATGGCGCAGGAAAAAGCACTGTATTGGATGCTTTATGTTTTGTTTTATTTGGAAAAAGTTTTAGGCGTATTAATAAACCACAACTCATTAACTCTGTAAATGATAAAGATTGTAGAGTTGAGATTGAATTCGATGTTGGTAATATATCTTGGAAAGTTATTAGAGGTATAAAACCTAATATTTTTGAAGTATATCGTGATGATTTGCTTTTAGACCAATCTGCTACTGTGTTGGACCAACAAAAGTGGTTGGAGCAGAATGTTATAAAAATGAATTTTAAAAGTTTTACTCAAATTGTTATATTGGGTTCTAGTACTTTTGTTCCATTTATGCAACTTTCTACTACTCATCGTAGAGAAGTGATTGAAGATTTGCTTGATATTAAAATATTTTCTTCAATGAATAATATTATTAAAGAAAAGATTCGTTCTGTTAAGGAAGATATTAAAGTTCTTGGTCTTAAAAAAGAATCTCTTCTTGATAAAGTTCGGATGCAGGAGAGTTTTATTGAAGAACTTGAAAAACGCGGAAAAGATAATATAAACAATAATAATCGGAAAATTTCCGATTTGGATAAAGAAATCGAACAATATACTCAGGAAAATGAGTCTGTAGAAGAACCCCTTCGAGAACTTATTCGTGAGCAAGATGCAATTACTGGTTATGCAGAAAAACTTCGTAAATTGGGAAATCTCAAAGGAAAAATCTCCCAGAAAGTATCTACAATTACTGAAGAGCATAAGTTTTTTACTGAGAATACGGTATGCCCTACTTGCACCCAGCCCATTGAGGATGATTTCAGAATAAATAGAATTAACGACGTTCAAAATAAAGCAAAGGAGTTGCAATCTGGTTATAAAGAACTAGAGGAGGCAATTAAAGAGGAAGAGAAGCGAGAGCGTCAATTCAATTCACTATCGAAGGAAATTTCAAATCTAACGAATGGTATTTCTCAAAACAATATTAAGATTAATGGATTGCGGAGACAAATCCGAAATCTTGAATCGGAAATTCAAAAAATTACCGAACAACTTGCAAACCGAAATTCTGAACATGAGAAGTTAGAATCCTTCAAAGACAATTTAAAAACTACATACGACGAACTCGCTTCTAAAAAAGACACAATTAACTATTACGATTTTTCGTATAGTTTGCTTAAAGACGGTGGAGTAAAATCCAAAATCATTAAGAAGTATCTACCGCTGATAAATCAGCAAGTAAACCGTTATCTTCAAATGATGGATTTCTACATCAACTTCACTCTTGATGAGGAATTTAACGAAACCGTCCAGTCTCCGATTCACGAAGATTTCTCTTATGCTTCTTTTAGTGAGGGGGAGAAAATGAGAATCGACCTAGCACTTCTTTTCACTTGGAGAGAAGTTGCAAGAATGAAGAACTCAGTCAATACAAATCTATTGATTATGGATGAAGTGTTTGATAGTTCACTTGATGGATTTGGAACAGAAGAGTTTCTTAAAATTATTAATTATGTAATTAAAGATACTAATGTCTTTGTTATTTCCCATAAGACTGGACTTGAAGATAGATTTGAACGAGTTATAAAATTTGAAAAAATAAAAGGATTTAGTCGGATGGTTAATGTCTGACCACTTTTAAAACTGTCTATTGTAGCAGACATTTGCAAAGAACTGCTGCTACAATATTAGAAGTTCAAAAGCACACCAGATGTCCGTTAATCTAGAAGTCAAGGGTTCTCTTGCCAAATGTCTGGCAACTGAAAACCTGATTATCGAACACAAGAAAGTTCCGACTGCAATGTTCGATGTGGACCGTCGTGTTCTGACTCTTCCTACCTGGGATAAAGCATCTGCGACTGTCTATGACCTTTTGGTAGGACACGAAGTTGGACACGCACTGTTCACCGATAATATTGACTGGACTGTAGATTATCCCGAAGTTCCTAAAGACTTTGTAAATGTTCTTGAGGATGTTCGTGTCGAACGTCTGATGAAGAAAAAGTATCCTGGTCTTTCTCGGACTTTTTACAATGGTTATAATGAACTGAACACTGATGACTTCTTTTCAACCAAGGAAGAGAACCTGGATGAACTGACTTTCATTGACCGAATCAATCTTTACTATAAGATTGGAGCATTTCATAACATTGCTTTCTCTGATGAAGAGAATGAGTTTCTGACTCGTGCAATTCAGACTGAAACTTTTGATGAAGTGTTGCAACTTTCTCGGGAGATTGTTGAGTTTGTTCAATACAAACGTCAAAAGGTAGACAATATGCCCACTCAAGGTGGTGGGGAAGAAATGTCTGGTCCTGGTGGTGAGGAAGTAGAAGGTCCGCAGAGTTCTGATTCCCAGGATGGAGAGAATCAAGATGGGCAGAACCAAAGTAATCTTCAGCAAGATTCGCAGGGACAGTCTCAATCTGAAGGTGAATCTTTTGGCGATGACCTGAATAAGTCTATGGAAGCACCGAATGGTGGTGGTTTCGGTCAGGAAGCAAGCAATAAGCACGAGAAAACTAATCGTGATGAGATGACTTCCAAGACTTCTCGTTCCTTTGATGAAAAGTCTCAAGACCTTGTGGATAAGTTTGCACAAGAAACTAACTATGTGGAACTTCCCAAGATGAATCTTGAGACGATGGTAATTCCTAATGAATTTATTCATAGTAAGGCAAAGTACTTCTACGAGAATTGTGGAACTTATTACGCAGAAACCTTCAAGGTTGCTTGTCAGGAATATACTACCTACAAGAAATCTGCAGAGAAAGAAGTTTCTTATCTGGTAAAAGAGTTTGAGTGTAAGAAGTCTGCAGACCAGTATGCTCGTTCTAGCACTGCTCGCACGGGTGTTCTGGATACTTCCAAACTCCATACCTATAAGTTTAACGAAGACCTGTTTAAGAAGATTTCTGTGGTCCCTGACGGAAAGAATCACGGTCTCATCTTTATTCTTGACTGGTCTGGTTCAATGAGTGAGTTTATTCTGGATGCTTACAAGCAACTTCTGAACCTGATTTGGTTCTGCCGTAAGGTGAACATTCCCTTTGAAGTGTATGCTTTCACTCTGGATGCACATTCTTATATGGAACTACAACCACATCATCCTCCTGTGTATGACCGAGTTCCTGGTGTTCTTGCACCTGAAAATTCTTTCCGTCTGATGAACTTCTTTACTAGCAAAACCAACAATCGTGTTCTTGAAGAACAACTCAAGAATATCTGGTGTGCTTGCTGGTCTTATCAGAAACGCAGTGGTGCTGTTCCTCCTCACCTTGACCTTTCGGGTTCTCCTATTGGCGAAAGTCTGATGGCACTTCATTCTTTGATTCCTGATTTTCAGGTAAAGAATAAACTGCAGAAGGTGAATGTTATCTTCCTGACTGATGGTGAAGGATACCAGAATTCTGTGACGGTTGAACGTAAGGGTCGTTATCCCGATTCTCCTTCCTACGTTGGGAATACAAAGTATCCTCGTACTGCTATTCGTGATAGGAAGACTGGTCGTGTGTATCCTGCTCTGGATTATGATAACTTCCCTCGTTATGCCAAGGTTCTTCTGCAAACTGTTAAGGACAAGTTCCCGACTGTGAATGTGATTAACTTCCGTATCACTCCTGGACGTGATTTCGCAATGTGTCATCGTTGGTATGGCACTGGTGTAGAGAACTACGAAAAGGTCAAGGGAGAGTTTCGCAAGCAAGGTTGTGTTCAATTCCAAGACACTGGATTTGACCAATTCAATGTGATTGCTGCATCTTCTCTAGCACAAGATGAGGAGTTCTCTGTTCCCGAGAATGCAACAAAGTCTCAGATTAAATCTGCGTTTACAAAAGTCTTGAGTAAGAAGAAAACTAATAAGAAACTTCTTAGCAACTTTATTTCTATGGTTGCCTGACCACCTGGGGGAGTGTCCACTGGATACCCCCCTATACCTTTTTCTGTATTTCTATGAATTATTATACCTATGCTTATTTGAGGGAGGATGGAACCCCTTATTATATTGGTAAGGGGAAAGGTAATAGGGCATATAAAAAAGGTAAAGGACAAATAAAACCACCAAAAGATAAGTCAAGAATTATATTTCTTAAGCAGAATCTAACAGAAGAGCAATCATTTAGGCATGAAATTTATATGATTGCTATTTTTGGTAGAAAAGATTTGGGGACAGGAATTCTTCACAATAGAACTGATGGTGGTGAAGGAACATCTGGATATGTTTATTCCGAAGAAAGAAAGCAGCAAGTTAGCAGACAATTTAAAGGAATCCCTCAAGATAAAGAATTTGTAAAAAGAAGGGCAGAAAGTGTTAAAAAACACTATAATTCTGAAGAAGGAAAAAAAACTATTGAATACTTAAACAGAAAAAAGGAAGAATATTTTTCTTCGGAAGAAGGAAAAAAACGTCTTTTAGATTTATCAAAAAAATGGTCTGGAAAGAATAACCCTGGGTATGGTGGAAGATTTTCTGGTAAAAAAAATGGAATGTATGGTAAAAAACACACTGAGGAAGTGAAAAGAAAAATTAGTGAAGCAGGTAAAGGTCGTGGAGCAAAAATTTATAAGTTTAAAAATCCAAACGGTAATATAGTTATTGTGGAGAATTTAACTAATTTTTGCAAATTGAATAATTTATCACAACCTGCTATGCATATGGTATCTTCTGGTAAGAGAAATATACATAAAGGTTGGACAAAACCATAGACCACCTGGGGGAGTGTCCACTGGATACCCCCCTATACCTTTTTCCGTGCTATGATTACGGAGTAATCAAACCAACCGATGCCTTACACATCTAACATTATGACCGACCAAGCAATTTCCATTCTGAAAGAAAAGTTTGGCACCGAGTTTGGTGCTGATGCAGTGAAAGAAGTTGCAAATGAAATTGGCACTTCCTATGCGACCCTTTCCAAATACTTGAATCAGTATAAAGTGGGTCGTGGCAAATGGAATCTGGAGGCAACCGTGCAAGAACTTGAAGAAACTTACAACTCCCCTGCTGTAGAGGGAACTGATACGGTCCCTGGTGTGGCAACTATGAATTCTGTCGTGCAAAATCTTATTCCCAAGAAAGATGCTACCTTCGTCATCTTTGGTAATTTTTCGGATATTAAGAAAGTTATTCAGTCTGGTCTATTCTATCCTGCTTTCATCACTGGTCTTTCTGGTAACGGAAAAACTTTCGGTGTGGAACAGTCTTGTGCCCAACTTGGTCGGGAACTGATTCGTGTGAACATCACTATCGAAACTGATGAGGATGACCTGATTGGTGGTTTCCGTCTGGTGAACGGGGAAACTGTCTGGCACAACGGTCCTGTGGTAGAAGCAATGGAGCGGGGTGCTATCCTTCTGCTAGATGAGGTTGACCTTGCATCTAACAAGATTATGTGTCTTCAGTCTGTTCTTGAGGGTAAGGGTGTCTTCCTCAAGAAAATCGGTAAGCACGTTGTACCTAAGGCAGGTTTCAACGTGATTGCAACCGCAAACACCAAAGGTAAAGGTTCTGATGACGGTCGGTTCATTGGTACGAATGTTCTTAATGAGGCATTCCTGGAACGATTCCCTATCACTTTTGAGCAGGAATATCCTACTGTCAGTGTTGAGACTAAAATCTTGACTAAGGTTGCAGAATCACTTAACATTCCTATGATTGGTGAGCACACTGATTTTATCAAGCACCTTTGCACCTGGTCTGAGATTATTCGTAAGACCTTCAACGATGGTGGTATTGATGAAGTCATCAGCACTCGTCGTCTGGTTCATATCATCAAGGCGTATTCTATCTTCGGTAAGAAGGACAAAGCAATCAAGGTTTGTCTGAATCGTTTTGATGATGAAACCAAAGCAACCTTTGTTGAGTTGTATGACAAGATTGATGCAGAGTTCAAAACTTCTGAAGGTGAGTATGTAACTTACGATCTTGACGCCCAGAAAGAAAACTGATATACTAAGGGGAGATAAAACTGTCTCCCCTTTTATTATGGATGAGTATCATTACGGAACAGAATTTATGTTCTCTATTAATTCAAACGATAAAATTGAAATTGAAAAAAAACCCGCGATTATGAAAGATCAAAATAATAATCACTTTTGGAAGTATAACGAAGATAAAATTCTTAAACAACTTGAAGAATATATTGCTGGAACTTATAGTCAGCATTATGTCGATCGTACCGGAGGTGGAACTGAACAAACCCTAGATAAGATCAAACACAATCGTCGTGAGGGTTTTTGTGCCGGTAATGTCACTAAGTATATTGACCGGTATGATACGAAAGGAACTCCTCGCGCTGATCTGTTTAAAGTTCTTCACTATACTATTCTCCTGATCAATCATCTCAATCTCATTGAAAATAAGTGATTATGAAACTATCTGATAAAACCTTAACTCTCCTTAAGAATTTTTCTTCAATTAATCAATCAATTCTTTTTAAAGAGGGAAATTGTCTGAAAACTATTTCTGTAATGAAGAATATTCTTGCAGAGGCGAAGATTGAAGAGGAAATTCCCAAAGATTTTGGAATCTATGATTTGAACCAGTTTTTGAATGGATTGAATCTACATAAAAATGCAGAACTTGATTTTCAAAACGATAGTTATGTGGTTATTAAAGAAGGTAAATCGCGTTCCAAATATTTCTTTGCTGATCCTAATGTAATTGTTACTCCCCCAGATAAAGATATCGCTCTTCCTTCTGAAGACGTATGTTTCCTTCTTGATACCAAAGAACTTGATAAGTTGCTTAAAGCTTCTTCTGTTTATCAATTGCCTGACCTGTCTGTAGTCGGTGAATCTGGTGTTGTAAAACTTGTTGTCCGGGATAAAAAGAACGATACTTCCAATGAATTTTCTGTAATTGTTGGGGAAACTAATGAGGTATTTACTTTTAACTTTAAGGTAGAAAATATCAAAATTATCCCCGGAAACTATGAGGTTGTAGTTTCTTCTAAACTTCTTTCTCGATTTAAAAATACTGGATTTGATGTTACTTATTGGATTGCCCTTGAACCTGACAGTACCTTTGGGTGATATAATCAAGTAATATTGGGGACTTTATTTTGAATATTTTTGTGACTTCTCCATTCCCTGCTGAGAGTGCCATCGTACTTCCTGACCGTCATATAACGAAGATGGCACTCGAATGTTGCCAAATGCTTTCTATTGTTGCTTCTCCTTGGTATCACAACTATGGAGAACTTCATAAGAAAGATGGAACTCCTTACGCAACATCAAAAGGTGCATTTAGAAATCATCCTTGCACCCAATGGGCAGCAAAAACAATTGATAATGCCTATTGGTTGATTAAGCACGGTATGAACATCTGTGACGAATTTCAACTTCGTTATGGAAAACCACATTCGTGTTATAATACACTTTTGGAGGCATACTATTTGTTTCCCAAAGGTAAGATTACAGAAGTGACTCCATTTGCTCGTGCTATGCCTGAGGAATGGAAGTTTGACGACACTATTGATACATTTGAAGCATATAAAAGGTATATTGCATCCAAACCTTGGGTGTCTGATAATTATCTTCGTATTCCTGAAAGAAAACCTGATTGGATTTGATTATGAAACTCACTAAAATGATTTTTGATTATTGGAAAATCTGGATGAGAGTTCCAGAAGAAACTAATGTCTTTGGTTCTTATAATGAAGGACTTGGATT